TCCAATGAGCCACCCTTTTCGTGGATGGCATAAAGGTTGCTTCTCAATCTTCCAGTCCTTACTGGAGCATTTCTTTTTGCTTCGGATGTAACCCTTAGTGCGAATTTCTTGAACTCTGGCTCTATGAAAGTATTCATAGCTGATTTTAGTTTATCATCCCTGAACTCCAATCTTCTTTTCAGTTGGGAATAGTCAAACTCCCAATCTCCCTGTCTGATGATTCCACTCATTAGACTGGGTTGTGGCAATAGTTGTCAAGAATCATCAGGGATATGCTTGGCAATCCCTTTTCAAAGATGGCTGAGAATGATATGCTTTCCCCATCTCTTGACTTGGAAGCCAACCCTTGCCTGTCATCTCCCTTTTTGGAATCAAGGAACATCTTTGCTGCTATCATAAGAACAGCTATTTCCAAATCCTCTGGAACATCATTGAATGTCGTTGTAACGGCATCAGTATCCCAGTCGCTTGTGTCATATCCAGCCGAATAGGTAATCTTTACATTCTTGAAGCCTGATGAAACATTGTCCTTGTTGAATCGGATGACACCCTCATCAGCAAAGACCGTGTAATCTCCAGAAGCTATCGTTTCATCTCCACCTGTCTTGTCATAGTCGTTTATGACTGATGTTACAGTTGTGTTGAATCTGTTCCTCAAATAGAGCTTTGTCGGAACACCGAATGAAAAGCCAAGAGATTGGTATCCACCAACATCCATATTCTCAACCGTGTAATACTCAACTTCAGCAGAGCTTGGTCTTTCAAGCATTGTCCTTTTTGTATATCTGGAAGCTACTGCTGATGCTCCCTTTAGATAATTCTTCAAGGTGTTATCCAAAGATGTCGTGCTGATATTCAGATGTTCCTTGAGAACTGAAAGTCTAGCTAGAGCCATCTTTAGTTTTTTGCTTGATAACCTGAGATTGTAACCAAACCATCAAAACCTGTTGGAGAAGCATCAGCTTTGGCATTGATAGCCTTGTTTACGGCTGATGTCTTTATTGGGGTTGTAAGGTTGACTATGTGATTGCCTGATACTGCTGCTGTAACACCTATATAGAAGCTCATCAATACTGTTGTTGCTTCCAGTATGTCAATCTTCAATACGGCACTTGCTCCAGCCTTTACAGCAATCGTAATGTCTGTTATGTAAGTGAATCTTGAAGCATCAGCAGCTATAACAGCTGTTGAACTCGCATCTGTAAGGTTTGCCTGTCCATTGACCAACTCAACACTTGAAAGACTTGCCTGTCCTGAATTATTAACACTAGCCATTATTTCTTACCATCCTTTTTTGGTTTTGCCACTTTCACTTCTTCGCAAATTCCACATTCACAAAGAACCTTTCCTCTCTTGTCCTCAACTTCAGACACATCTCCCTCTTTATGGTTGATGCTGTCAAGTTGTGTATCTCTCAAAAATTTAATCTTCATTATGCTTACCTCTTATTTGATTTTTGTGGGGAAGCCGAAACTTCCCCACTTGTTGTTATCGTAGATTTGAACTAAAGATATTAACCAGTAATACCAGTAAGTTCAACAACAGCTCCACCAAATGATGAGTCAACTGCTGTGTTTACCAAATTGTTTGAATCAACAAGTTCATAAGCTCTCATACCTAATTGAGCTGATTCCCAAGCTGTTCCACCAGTTTCGCTGGTGTCAATCCTCAAACCAGAATTGTGTCGGAATATAGCCATTGCCCTATCCCAAGCACCATACCAGATGCTAGTGTCTGAAACCTGTGAGTTCAAGAATACTGGAGAACCAAATATTCTTGTGTCCTCTGGAGCATAACCATAGTTCCAGTCGTATACAGGTCTGCTGTCGCCAGTCAATTTCATAATCCTCTTGAAATTGGTTGGATGTAGCATCCAAACAGTCGGCAAAGCCCTGTACTCAATAGCTAGTTGGTGGTAAAGGTCTTTAAGACCAGCATAAGTTATTGCTCCACCCATAGCTGTTGATTGCCAAGATGTTCCATCAACAGTTCCAGTAAAGTTAGAACCATCAGAAACCTCGTTTTCAATCAATCTTCTCAAAGCTGTGATTTGATTAGCAGTAATCTCACCAATCATATCTATTGCTGTACCAGCCAATAATTCTTCTGAAACATAACTCAAAGCCATTGCCTTGTCCAAAGAGAAAGCTCTTTGTGCGAAAGTTGGCTTCTGGTCTGTCGCATCAGCATTTTCAGCAACTATTGCTGCTGTCAAATCAGCTGTGATACAAGGTATAGAACCTTGTGTGCTACTTACAGTAATGTTTCTTATAACATCCTGTAATCTTGGTCTATCAATGATAGACACAAAGAAATCATCTGCTAACAATTCACTAGGAACTGTAAAACCACCATTAGCATTTGTTCCCCAAGACATTGGGTTGTCTGCTTTGGTGTAAACGGATGAGTCTTTGATTTCAGCTCTCTTGTAGAAAGCTTCTTTCCTGTTGAGGTCTTTTGAAAAATGTGAATGAACCAACCCACCTAAATAGGTTTTGATTCCATCAGCAGTTTTCCAATCAGCATCAACAACAGGGTCTTTTACCCTAATTTCAGAATTAGGGTTTATAGTGATTGCCTTTCTTTCAACCTTGTCATCTGCTTTTTCTTCTTTCGTAGGTATAGCTTTTTCAACAGCTTTTTCTACGATTGGAGCTAAAACTTCTTCCAAGTTAAGGTCATCACTTTTGTTTACATCTTTTGACATAATTTTAAACCTCGCTATTCTTAGATTTGTCTTTAAGGTACTTGCTAATGGCTCTCCGTAGAAGCTCGTTTGTTTGCTTCTTCCGTAAGTCCATCTCCACTTTCTTCTTATCAACATTGTTTTCTTTTAGTAATAATTTCTCAAGCCTTGCTACCCTTGTTTCCAATTCAGGCAATAAGTCCAAGTCAATTATTGGAATTGACTTCTTTGGTTTTTCTGGCTTGTCGTATTGTGGGCAGTCAAGTCTGCCACAAGGATTTCCAATCGGCTCTTTTTCCTCAGTATCCTTTTCTTCTTCAACTTCAGCTTCATCAGTAACTGTTGATTCCATACACATTTCCTGTGCTATGGCATAAGCCTGTTCACTTTCCATTGTCGGATTTTCTTCCATAATGATTGGAATCTTCCTTTCAATACATTCATCAACGGTTTCCTTTTCTTCCTCTTTTTCTTCCGTTTCCGTTTCCATTGATTTGTACAGATTCAATTTGACATTGTCTGATTTCAAATCAAGGTTCTTGATTGTGTGGATAACAGCATCAGGATTTGCTGGAACATTCACAACAGAAACTTCCAGAAGCTCTTGTTTCGTGAACATTCTGCCCTCGTGTGTCTTTTCAGATTCCAAAGCCCTGAAGCCAACTGATATTCCAGTTAGGTCGCCCATCCTGACAAGCTTCTCAACATCTTTGGATAGTTGTGTCTGCCCATTGAACCTTGCCTTTCCAAGAAGCTCTCCATCTTTCTGCTTGACCCAGAGAACCTTTCCTACTGGAAGCTTGTCTTGGTTATGACCCCAAAGCAAGACACCACCAGATTTAAAGTTGTCTAGAACCCAACCATCAGCCTTGATGACATCTCCCTCTCTGTCGGTGCTTTCTGTTGATGCCGTAAAGACAAACTCGCCTTTCTTGTTGGGCATCTCCATATCAGCATTAATTGATTTCATTTCAACATCAACATCTTTTTTTTCACAATTTTCGCACATATTAATCTCCCTTGAATAAGTTATCTTTTCACTATATTAAGGATAAAAGCTGAAAACTGAACGATAAAGTCTATGAATAGACAAACACCCACCTAAATCCGTATCGTTGCTCTATGGGTCTTATTTGGGTTTCTGTGTGGCAAAAAAAAAGGTGGGGATGCTCCGAAGAACACCCCCAGTTCAATAAAGGGTTACGAACTATAACCCATATATTACACATAAGATTATGGAAACGAACAAGAAACCCATTGAAATGGGTTGGTCTTGCCATCTTATGTTCCAGTACATATCATCCAATTCTTGTCTTTTCATTATTTGTTCTTCCATTCTTTAATGAAGCTGTTGTATTTATGGTTCGTATAACTTCCATTCGTGAAAGGATTACTGGCTACTGGGTTTCTCTTGAGTGCTTCTGAATCATCCCAATCCCAGAATCTTCCATTCTGGCTCAAATAACCAATAGGCATCTTGTCATCCAGTATTACAGATGGATACCTATCCCCAAATCTAGGTTCTATCCAAGCCCATTCTTTCCAGAAGCTTCTGTCCTTTCTCTTGGCTTCTTCTAACGACTTAACCTTTACAACCTTTTCTAAATTTAAAATGATATACATTATTTAACCCCCTTTTGTTTTTTCCAACTCTCCAAAAGATTATCGGTTAATCTTCCACCGATTTTTAAAAGCTCGTAAAAAGTGGCATTGGCATCCAAACCTATATGGAACTTGGGAAAAGATTCGCATTCCCAACATTCGTAGGTAGCTATAAAAGGAAGCCTTTTTCCACTTCTGGAACATTCTCCACCATAACTAGCCTTTAATTGGGTATTGTTAGAGCCACATATTGGACAATCTGCCTTTAATCCCCTTTGGAATAATAATTCCAAACCAGTTGCTTTGCTTTCCTCTGCTTGGCAGTCAGAAAGTCTTTTTTTGTTTGTTTTCATACTGGTACTCTATCACAATATACACAAAAGCAAGGGCAAATGTATAGAAATACCTACGAAATGGGTGTTTCTTTGGGATTTTTGTGGAATTTAGGCTATTTTTTTTGCTTCTTCAGTAGTCCAAAGGTTCTCCATCTTCTTCCAAAGGGATAAATTCATCCTCTATTTCCTCAATGTTGTTTGGGCTTATCGGTGTATTCGTTTCAATGGCAATATCCAAAAGCTCAAGATACCTGTCTTTGAACTTTGGGTTCATATCATCCCCATAGGAAATTGTTATATCCATCTTCAATTCAAGCATTTCTGGAGCAAATTTGAAATTGTATTCATTGACTTTCTTGTCAATCTCATTTCCAAATTCACTTCCCCTGAATATTCTTCCATTGATTCTCAACACATTTCCTTTTGACAAGGTCAATGTGTATTCAACATCATCCAAAACAATCTTTCTTTCTTTCATATATCCTTTCTCCCATATCTAGAGCCGATTCAACCCAGTTGATTCATCAAGCAATCCTTTCCAGTCATCAAAATCTGTTTCAGCAACAAACTCAATCAGCTCATCCAGTTTCTTGCTTGTATTTGGCAACATTCTATGATACATTCTCTTGAAAGCATCAGACATTTCCTTGTCTGGCAATCCCAAAGACTGAACATACTCTGCGAATATCTCTTTCGGTTGCTGTTCCTTTACCCCAAGAATGATGCTTCTTCTCTTTGTGTAATAAGTCTTTTTGTGTCCATAGACAACTCTCCCTTGAGCATTTCTTGTTGATGCCTGAAGCGAATCATCCAACCTCCCTACCATTTTTCCAAATTTTTCAAAACTCATATTGTTTTTCAGTTGAGATTCCCACCCAAAGATTCCATCATCTACACCTAATTTTCTGCCGATAGAATAAAGCATCTCAATACTATCATCAGCACTACCAGCTGTTGATTTGATAAAACTACTCATTACATCTGTATTCGTAAAAAAAGTTTCATCCAGCTTGTCAAGTCGTTTTCCGATTAGTGCTTCCACATCATCCAGCTTGACAAAGCCATCTCCATCATCCAGAAGCTTCTTGATTTTTTTCCTAATCTCTTTACTTGAAACAACTTGAGCCTTAATCTTTCTATCACCGTGTTGATTTACATAAGTATCCAATCCCAAGTCATCCCAAACATCTTTTTTAATATTAACATCACCCAAACTGTCAATATCTCCAATCTTTTTCATCTTCTTTTTTGAGTTGGTTAATTGTTTACTTAATGTTTTCCTGTCAAGCAATATGTCATCTGCTGTCGCAAAGGAAAGGTAAGGTTTTTGGTATCCCAGACCACCAGCTCTCTGAACAATAGACTTGCCAAACCCAGATGGCAATTCTCCAGTTTCATCCAAAACCTTTTGGGCATATTTGATTGAATACTTGGGATTGTTGTCCATTGAATGGGCAAATTCGTGTCGCCAAAGGCTATTGATGTTTTCCTTGCTGTAATTTTTGCCCATCTCAATTCTGCCCTTATTATGAAAACCCTTTGAATGGGTTTCTCTTGTAACCTTTTCTATTGGGTCTGATTTGACTACCATAGCCCTTACATTTTTCTGGTCTTTTGTCTTATCTCCCCATCCAGCCCTTTTGTGCCACTTCGCTTCTGTCTTGTTTGTGGTGTTCCAAGTTGTTCCAACTCCAGTCGGCTTGACCTGTGGAGCTTCAACAGCAACAACTTCTTCAGGCAGACCCTCTGCCAGTTCCTTGTCATCAAGCAAGGGCAAGGCTGTACACCTACAATTCACAACTTCTCCAGCTGAAGCTGCTTCATCCATAGGGAACATCATTCCATTCCCAAATGTTTCGCCTTTCTTTTTCCTTGTTCCGTTCATTTCTATATGGCTTTTCCTTGTTCCATCATCAATGATTGCCAACCATTCATATCCAATGACCAAGTCCTCTGTTTCGTAGGAATGGAATGTTCCAAGATTGGCAACCCTGTTGCTCTCTGTCCTTGCTATCCTCATTGCTTCCATTGGAGCTTTGCCCATAACATTCGTTACTGTGTCCTGAATCTTCTGGATGTTCTCTCCATTCAGTAAGTCAATCATCATCTCATCCTTGAGCTTTGTGTAAACCTTGTCGGATGCTCCAACAATCTTGTTCATCTGGTTCTTGATTGTCTGTGCTGTCATTGGATTGGCAACATTGAAAATATCTTCAGCTTCTTTCGTTTCGTATTGGTATTTCTTCATCCTCTTTCTCAATTTCCTCAAAGCCGTGTTTCCAACTTCCTGATATTCTTCTTCAAGGAAAGGTTCAAATGTATTTTCCCATTTGTGCTGAACATCTCCAATGTCAGGCATAATGATGTCAATGGCTGCCAAAGGCATCTGCTTCTTCAGGTGTTTCTTGAAAGTCTTGTCTGCCTTTTTCAGGTTTTTCATAACCTGTCTTTTGAATGAATTGAAATTCTTGATTGAAAGCTTGTACATCTTTCTCTCAATGGTCTTTGCTGTATATGTTTTCTCTAAGGCAAACCCCATCTTGTTGAATGGGGTCTTGTAGGCTTCTAGCCTTTTAAATTATCGGTATCCTTTCGGTCATCAATTTCCCAGCTCTCTATAATCTTGTCCAAGTCCTCTGAACTGATTGCCTGTAACCTCTTTTCATCTGTCGGCACTTTCCCATCCTGTCCAACCTGAACAAGGTTCATTGGCATAAAGGCAGTATCTCCCCAGCTTACTGGTGGCAATCCATCCTTTATCCTTTCCTCATTGATTGTTGATACACCAAGCTGGAGATTTGTCTTTTTTTCTTCCAGCCTGAATGTTGAATCTTTTGATGTTGGGTCATCAAACCTGAATTCCATTTCCATATTTCCGAACATTGGCATAAGCCACTTGTTGATTGTTGCCTGAATCTTCAGCAGTCTTGGCTTTACACCCTGAAGCTGGAATATCCTTTCTGCTGCTTCAACGGTTGCCTTGTTCACATCCTTTCCACCAAGAATGGCATAAGGCACTCTGTAACAAGCGAATATCTCTCTCCAGACTGCTTCCTTTCCCTGTGTGAACTCAAGTTCCTCAGCATTAAGACCAAGCCTTTGGAAATTGAATGTTCCTGAATCAAGAACAGCAACTCTCCCTCTCTTGCTTCTGCCCTGATAGAGCTGATTCCATTGATGCCTGATTCTCTCGGCATCATTCTGTGTCAATGGTCTTTGGCTTGTAAGGATACCCTCTGGGATTGCCCTATTCTGTAAGAGCCTTAGCCTTTGAACAGACATTTCCTTGTCCACCTCTATTGAATACTGTGATGATTCAATTGGAGAATTTCCATAGAAAACTGACATTGGGTTGGCTGTCTTGAAATGTATGATTTCATCCTTTGAAAAAGCCGTTCCCTTATCCCCTATGTTGATTGAGTTCAGGTTGTCATCCAAAGAATAGATGTATCCAGCAACCAAGTCGCCCTCTTTGTTTTCTTCTTCAGCTGGAACTATTGTCATCCTGTATGAAAGCAAGGGATGAACCTCAACAGGAACACCATTTGAATCTTTCACAACATAAAGATAGGCATTTCCTGTCAAGTCCAAGTCTATGGATAGCCTTTCCATAACCTCGTAGGCATCCATAATCGGATTGGGGTCTTTGAATAGCTTGTTGAAAGGGTTGCTGGGGTCTTTAACCTGTTCCCATTTGTCGTGGCAATACTCATAAGCTCCAAAGTCTGTCATAGCAACCATATCTGCTATCCTCTTTACGGCACTAAATACTGCCGATTGGTAGCTTTCTGACATCTCTCTTGGGGATAAATCCCTCTTGATGCCCTCGCCTTTCCTGTGTGTTCCCAATCTTAAATTCAAATAAGGGTTCTTACCCTTGCTAAAAAAGTTTTTTATGTTATCTACAACACCCATATTCCCTCTCCTTTCATATATTTATTTCCCCATACAGCCAAAGCCAAGCTTATGACTGTGTCATCATTGTATCCAGAAGCTGCCTGATACTTGGGATTGCCACTAGATGTCTTTTCATATTGGTAATTGCTCAATTCCTCAATCAAGACATTACCAATGGGGAACTTCACTTCCCCACTCTCTATCTGGAAAGCCAGATTCTGGATTATCTTTGCCTTTGTCCTGTAATCAAGGGTTATCCCAACAATCCTCAATCCAGCAAACCTAAGCTGTTCCTCAACACTAGCTCCCATACCAGTCGCATCCAAGTATATTGGCATCTTGCCACCATACAAGTTCAAGGCATAGTTTATTCTTGACTTCTGCTGTTCAAATGTAACATCACGGCATCTGTCAATGTAAACAACCTTGTTGTCTTGGTCAATTACGGTAATGACCGTAAAGTCATTCTTCCTTGCCAAGTCTACCCCCATAGTATATGTATACTTTTCATTAAACGGTTGTGGAATATCGTATTCATCTATACATTGCTCTATGCCATAGAAAGCTCCACCACTTGAATCAAGGAACTTCGCCAAGTATTCCTGTTCAAAGATATTTCTTGGTGTCCTCTCCCTTATTATCTGGAGCTTGTCATCCGTAATCATTGGAGATTCCGTTGATGGTGTATGGAATGAAACCCATTCTTCCATATCCTCTTTCTGACCCCATCTCCAAGCTTCCCAGAACCAGTTCTTTCCAAGAGGTGTTGAAATCATCCAGACTTTCGCATCCTTGACCATCAGCATTGGCTCAACATATTGCTCCCAGACCTTTCTGTGAAGCCTTGCTGCTTCATCCAGAACAACACCATCCAATGTAGCACCCAAAAGGTTGTCCAGATGCTGTGGTTCTCCAGAAAGCATTATCAATCTTGAGCCATTTGGTAGGTAAACAGTCAGGTCTGTGGCTGTAGCTTCCTCATATCTTCCCCTAAATTGCCTTAATATTCTTGGAAATATATCCCTACGGCATTGCCGTAATGTCGGAGATACCCACCAGACTGTTGAATTGTCTTTCCTTTCAGCCAGATTAAAGGCAATATGGATGGCTAATTCGGTCTTTCCCACCTGTCTGCCAGCACATATGACAACATTCTTGCCCTCTCCCTTGTCCAAGACTTCCTGTTGCCAGTCAAAAGGCTTCCATTCTCCAGTCTTTTTCTTCTCGGCTGCCTTGATTAGTGCTGACTTTCTTCCCTCTTTCTTCTGTGTCAGCTTTGAAAAGGCTTTACTCATCCTTGTCCAGAACCACCGATAGGGATTTCAGGGTCTTTATTTCGTAATCTATTGTCTGTGTTATGTTCTTGATTGCTGCTGAAAGCTTGTGAACATCCGTAGCCTTGATTTTCGTGTCCGAAATTTTTTTCTGAATCTCCATTTTCTCCATCTGGTTCTTTTCCATACTCAACAGGGTCTGCTGATATAGCCGTTCTAATCTCTCGTTCTCTTTCATCTAAATCCTCTTGTGTTATAGGTTCACTCCAAAGCACCTTGTTGTCCTTGACTTCCATCTTGTGTAGGTGGTGTTCATCAAAGGCATAGACATAGATGCCATCAGACATCCTTGCCCACTCATCAGGCAGATTACCATTTAAACTTTCCAGAAATCCCAATTAACTTTTCCCCATCTCGTTTCAGTATGTCAATGGAATAATTGTCATTCAGCTTTATGGAATGAACAACTCTGGCATTATCCCAGCTTGTGTCTATGTCGGAAACTATTCCACTTAAAGTTTGTGAACTGCTTTTTTTGCCAGTTCCTCAATAGCTTCAGGTGTAATGATGTCCTCTTGTAAGTTGTCTATGAACTTGTGAAGCAACTTGCTTCCAAATTCCTGATACTGTGCTACAAGCAAGTCCTCAATAACACCATCTGGAAGAATGTCCTCTATCAGGTCTTTCGCAACCTTGTCCACATCCCCATCTTCCTGTGCCTTGTCCAACCAAGCATCAACTGAAGCTTCAAGCTTCTGGGCAAATGCTGGAATGAGCTTCAACACCCATCCTCTTGCCCTATTTCGCCACCATTGACTTAATCTACTCATAAGTAACCCTACCTTTTTTTAAGATTTGCTTGTCCTGTTTCCAAAATAGAAACCCAGAACAATCAATCCAGCATTGTTTATCGCTTCTGAATTGATTGCTGGGCATACCATAGCCAACACAAGCACCAAAGCAAGGATAGCCCTTACAGAGCCTATGGGCATATACAACGGATTTTTAGCCATCAATGAATTTCCTCCATATAAAAGTTACCGTGAAGCTTATTGCTGTTGTCCAGCCAAGAAGATAAACTCTCCAATCCTCAATCTTTCGCAACCTGACATCCATAGATTGGAGCATTTGTGAATCAGATTCCTGATTATCAACGATTGAATTGAGCTTTTCCTCAACCTTTGCCAAAGCAATCTCAACTTTCTTGGTCATAACTGAACATAATATTAAGTGAAAATCAAAAAAAATTGATAAAAATCAGCACTTTTCAGGAAAAAACCCTATATTCAAGGCGATTCTATACAATTATTACTTGACTAAGTGTATATTGTGATAGACTACTAGTATGGAAACAAACAAAAAAAGACTAGCTGACTCCATATTTGGAGAGGTTAGCAATGTTGTTAGAGAGTTCAAAAAAGGTTCAAGGTATTTTGGAACTGAAAAAACAGTTGTAGAAATTCTTAAAGAAAGAATGGATTTTAGAAATTTTGAGGGGAAGCTTTTTATGGTTAAAAGAGCAGCAGCATCCCAAATTATTTCTGATTGGAATGTAGTTATTCATCATTTTGATACAGTAAAAGATGAAATGGGAATTGAGTATGCTAGTGAGATGGCAATAACCGTGGCTGATGACAAGTTGGAAAGCTGGGATGATGAATCTGTTGTTTCCCCAGCAGAATGGTTTGCGAAGAAAGCTTGTGCCATATACAGAACTGGCAGAAAAGGGGTTAAATAATGAAAACAAACAAAAAGACTTCAGACCGAAAGGATGAAGCAAATGTATTTAAAATGGTTGCCTTACCTGAACAGACAGAAAAAAACAAGAATTCTTGGGGTGAATATTCCTATCAAGATGCTGAAACTTGTTACTGCTGTGGAAAAAGAGTTGAAACAGCCAAAGCATATTGGTTCGCACAATCTTGTGATGGCTTGGTCTATGATGTGAATGACCCTGAAGCTAACAAGATAGAGGGAGAGGGTGGAATCAGCATAGGTTGGTTCGCACTTGGTTCTGAATGTAAGAACAAGCTTCCAAAGACACATTGCGAAAGGAAACCTCATTGGAGCTAAAGGAAACAATATCCTAAAACTGGGGGGTGTAAAAACCCCCCTTTTTTTTTGTAACAATCCAAAAAAATCAATCAAATCCTGAAGAAATAGCATAAAACATCCATATTCAAGCCGATTGTATACATATAACACTTGACTAAGTGTATATTGATGTAGGATAGTAAGTATGAGAACAAACAAAAATGCTCACCTAACAAGGAAGCAGAAAGAAATTGTAGAAGCCAACTTTGGCTTGGAAACCATTATGGTTTGGGTTAAAAAGAAAGCAGAAGAAGCTAGAGATGTTTATGATTCATTTGAAGATAGACCTCGTATACAAAAAGAAGTCCTAAGAGATTTCATTGATTGTGAACTATCTAGAATCAAATGGTCTAAACACCATTCAGAAAAAGTCAGAACCTATGTAAAGTTTGATGCCATAGCAAGGATAACTGAAGCAAAATATGGTTATGAAGAAAAAGGTTTGAAGAAATACCTAATGGAAAGCTAAGGATTGATAATCCTGACCTTTGGGGGGGGGCAGCAATGCCCTCCCTTTTTTTTATGCCCTTACCCTGAAGCCGTAGTACCTTGTGTTTCTGCCAATGGAAATAACCCCATAGTCAATCCCATCCTTATTGAGCTGTCGCTTCAATCTCCGTATCAACGGTTGCTTCCTGACAGTTATCTGGACTTCCCAGCAAGACACAAGGTTCGTATTCAACCTTATGGGCTTCAATCCCAGCATATTACAGACAGCTATGAACCTATAGGCATTCTCATCCTTGTCGTATTCCATATCCGTTATATTAAATGATGGATTTGAAAGTGGTTCAAATTAGTTTGGGTCTTTACATTACCATTTCAATCTTTTTAGGAAACTTTTACCCCCCCCTAATGTAACATAATTCAGATTATCGGAACTAATCTACCCCTGATAACAGGTAAGGAAGCTGTTCACAATAGCATAAAGGGGTGTTTTGGGGGAGAGCTGAGTCGAACCACCCAACCCCTATTCACAATCCCAACAGAACCAATCTTTCCAGAGGTACAGGGTGTACCCCCCTACCCTTTTGGGTATGAATTCATTGAAAGAAACTATTTATTTTTAATATAAAATAAATGTATATTATGAATAATCAATATGAATACTATTGGATACCCTACCCTACCCACCGTAGTCGTTTGATGAGATGATTAAAGGATTTTAATTATTGAATCAATAAGACAAGACAATAAGCAAGACAATATTAACGAATAACTGTTCACTTTTCAAGTCCTATATGCCACTTTGGGGATGGTTGGGCTGCTGAAACCGTTGCCCTACGGATGAAAACATCTTGGAATCGGCAAAGGGGTTACCGATACTGCCTTACCCATCCAGCTTGGAAAGTACAGCAACCTATTCTAATTCTTTTATGACTTTTTTCAATCTCAATCCAATCCATTTGGCAACAGGTACTGTTACGGCATTTCCCATTTGCCTGTATCTTGCCGTTTCAGGAATCTTGACCTCATCCCCATTGTCATCAATCCCAAGCTTTGTCCAATCATCAGGAAATCCGTGTAATCGTTCACATTCAATGGGTGTCAATCTTCTGACCTTGTATTCATTTGTTACAGCAGCAGCATTTGTCCTGACATCCCCGTTGTCAAAACAGGTCAATGTTGGATGTACATTTTCTGTTGTCCATCTTTCAAAGTCATCCTTGTAGGATGGTTTTTTGCTTTTTATGAATATGTCCAATATGGTTTTCTTGCCTGTTGTAAGGGTAGGGGCTACACCATCTATTCCAAAAACCCTATATGGCTCTTGAACTTTAAGCCCATCTTTATCTACTAAACATCCTTTGATTCCCTTATCTGTTTTTCCAGAGCTTCTTTCAATAGGGGATGTAATGTCTTGCTGTGCCTTGTTGCCCTTGTCAATATCCCCTGACAAGCTCTTTTGTTCAAATAGTATCGACTTGTAGGGTTTTCCTCTAAGATGTCTATCAATCTTTGTTCCGACAATGAAGACCCTTTTTCTTCTCTGGGGAACTCCAAAGTATTGGCTGTCCAATACTCTCCATTCACAACTATACCCCCTGTCAGCCAACGACTTGACCACAATTCCCATATCTTCCCCATTCCTTGCTGATAGTAATCCTTTGACATTCTCAGCCAAGACATAGGTGGGTGCTCTATATTCAACACACCGAATAAACTCGTGCCATAATGAACTTCTTTTTCCTTCAAAACCTTTTCTCCTTGTATTTCCTAATGATAAATCCTGACAAGGAAAACCACCGACATACAAGTCAGCTTCTGGCAAATCCTTTGGATTTATCTTTGACACATCCCCAAATCTCTTGACTTGAGGATACTGGTATCTCAACACTTTCTGGCAGTTCTTGTCAATCTCAACTTGGGCTAAACAATCATATCCAGCCTGTTCCAACCCTAAGTCAAGACCACCAACCCCAGCAAAAAAACTAACGAACTTCATTCAAATTTGTAATCAAACAAATGTTTGGGTCTTATTTCTGTGGCATCACAAAGCTTAATCCTGTTTTCCTTTCTCACGGTTCTTCCCTTGAGCCAGTATTTGATTGTTCTTGAGCTTATGCCCATATTGTCAGCAAGTGTGTCTATCGTGCTGTCATTGGACTTTAACCACCCTTTCAGGACATCCTCTTTCAAAGTTGCCTTTGTCTTATATGTCTTTCTTACATATCTGGCATATTTCATACAAACAAATTTCCTGTTCCTTTCAACAACCTCTCATTTGATAGTTTCCAATATTTTTTGCTTAATTCACTTCCTATATATCTTCTTTCTAGATTTTTGGAAGCAAGAGCTGTCGTTCCAGAACCCATAAAAGGGTCAAATACTATGTCATTTTTATCTGTACAAGCCAAGATACAATTTTCAACAAGCTCAATAGGAAAAGGTGCTGGAAAATTATTTTTAACATCTGGTTTAATATCCCATATCGTAGAACTAAAAAAAGCTTCTTTCCTATAAAACTTAACTTTGCTTTCTTTTCTTTTTTTAATCCAATAAATATATTCAATCGTTGGAAAAAAATAACTCTTATCCAATTTGGGTGTATTTCTTCTGTTCCATATCAAGGTTTGCTTTAAGGGAAAATCATATACAAACAAGGGATTGACTTCAAGATGGTTTTTTTGTATTGGTTGGTGGTTGTAGAAAAGTGAACCTGAATCTTTCAATATTCTCAAACATTCAGTTATGACATTTCTTTGCCATTTATTATATTCATTAGGCTCTAAACAATCATTAAAATTTTCATATTCTATTCTTCTGCTTTTTGTCCTAAAACCATTATTTATATTTCTGTTGCTACTCCAATATCCTTTGTTGTAAGGTGGGCTTGTAACTATTAAATCAACAGAATCATCTTTGATATTCTTCATTGTTGTTAGACAATTCTCATTATAAATTCTGTTATATTTCATAATATCCTTATATTCCCACGATTATCCTCTATCTCATATGGAACATCAAGGATGACAAACTTTTCCCTATTCCTATCCCAAACCCATCCATCAGCTATCTTTTCATTGACAACATCAGAATCTTGGAGCATTGGCAATCTCTCCCATTGCCTATTACACCTTTGCTGATATGTGAATTCAGGCTCTGGATAATACCTTATCTTTGGTGGAGAAACAGTATATCTGCTTCCCCTACCCCAGCTCAATCCCTTTGCGACATTCCATATGTCATCTTCTCTCCAATCAAATCTACCCATTAAAAACCCCCTTTAGTTCTTCTAAATTTTCATATATTGCTATTTCCAACATCTTGGTTGGGCTATCCAGCCAGCCTTGTGGTGGTATACAGAATACATTGCTGGATGAACTGGATGAATAACCCCAACCATCAACCTTGTCAATGTATTTTATAAAATCACTTTTTTGAACCAACACAGACACATTCCCTTGAAGCTTGACAGCTTCTCCCAATGTTCCTTTCTCATACCAATAGTCAAACTGGCACTTGGTTACCAATGCCAGATGGCAATCGTTAATTTTTTCTTTTGACATTTATCAAGTTATCCCTTATGAACATTTGGTATCCATCAATTATCTTGTCCTTGTCACTAACAGCTTCCTTGAGCCTGACAATTTCCATATCCTTTTCGGTATGCCTTAACTTGCTTGATTCCAGTTGGAATCTCAAGGATTTGATTTGTTCTTCTTCGGTCATTCTGGTAATGTGTGCTTAATTATAACCAATCCCTCATCCTCAATCATCTCAACCATTGAACGGCATTCCTTGTACTTCCAATCCAGCTCAAAGATTATCAAGTTCTTTTCGTGAATTGCCCTGTTCAGGTCAAAGTTCTCAAGCTGTTCAATCTCATAGGCATCAACGACAAACCCAACATTCTTGTCATATCCCTTGTAAAAGGAATACTGGTAGATGTTGCCACCCAGCGAAACCATAAGGATTATCCAAATATGGATTGTGGCATAGACACTCAACCATTCCATAAAGTCATCTGTGAACCACTCAACCATTCTGTGAAACCAATTTCTCATTATCCTGACCCCCTGTGCTTTTTCATATAGTTATATAGTTTATCCACTTCCTTGTATCTTTGAGAATTTTCCTGATTGTTGTCCTCATAGTGCCATAGAAGCTCGTGGAGCAATCCCTTGTATTCTTTTTCATCTGGCTTTGTCTGAATCAAGTCTTGTTTGTGGGAGCTCCACCCAAGCTCCCTATAACAAACCAGCAAGAGCAATCTTGCCTTTTCAACAACTCCCTTGTGTGAATGACCCCAACCCCATTGGGTGTTAATCATTGTAGGCAGTTGATAATCATACTGGCTTCCTTTGTATCCAAAGCCTTAAAGGTTTTCTTGAATTGGTGTAATATCCAAGATTCCAACCTTTCTTCTGAAATCCCCCTTTTTGAAGCCAAGCCCATTATCCAGCTAATCTGCTTTTCGGAAATATCCTTGACTCGGTACTTGAAATCAATATCCCTATTGAGCTTTGGGAAATCTGAAAAGTGTTCTTCCATATCAACTGGTGGCAAGTCATCTTGTGTGATGACCCCATCAACACCAATCTCAACAATGGCATCCTCAACAGCCAATTCTTCTTCAGCCAACGGTTCAAGCTTCTTTGTCTTGAAACCCTTGTAGAGCTTTTCCCATTGTTTCCACTTCGCTTCGTATCTTTTCCAACCAAGTGTGTCAAGGCACTTTTCCATATTGCCGAATACGGAACTTGGGAATTTCATTCTTGAATCTTCTGAATCAATGTCAGGGTTTTCTTCTTTCATCTGATTCTCATATTCTTTCTTGAGTTCCTTGATATGACTAAACAGCTCTTGCTTCTTGGCATCCTCTCCAGACATTCCACCAGCCGTTTCCTTGACATCCTTTGTTTTAGCCTTGATGGATTTCTTCGGTTCAGGTTTCGGTTCTTCCTTTGGTTCTTCCTTTGGTTCTTCCTCAGCCTTGTCATAGAACTCGCTGACTTCCCTTTCTTGTAGTATCCTTTCTTGGGCAATCATCATTTCTTCTGCTGAAGCTCTCCCTTTGCCCTTAAAACCTATCACTAAACTCAAGGCACGACCAGTTGCTGATGTGGAACTTGTTTCAGCCCAGTTTGTGGCTTCAGCACCCCTTGACTTGGATTGCCAATCCATAGCAATATCAACCCCAGCTGGGATTGAATCTTTTATATCCTTATAGACAGAGCATTTGACAAGAACCCTTTTGCCATCTGCCGATATTTCTATAACCTCATTGATGATAGCTCCATTTGGATAGGTCTTGTGAAATCTCACAATCCTATCCTGAACCATCTCATAATCCTTTACATTAAACCTCATTGTATTGACCCCCTTATGTGTGTGAACAGTTTCTTGTAGGGTGTTCTACCCCTTTGCGACACTCCAGTTCTATTGAACAGAATATCCTCTGAAATACTTGTCAGGAACGACAATCGTTTCCTGACTTCCAAAGATGGAGATATACCCTTTCTGTATTGGTAATAAGCACATCTTGTCAGCTCTGCTATCTTACAGAATTCTGATATGGACAGCTTTCTCTCATCTCTCCAATCATCCAGCAAACTCATATTTACTGAACACCTTGTAATCCTTTCTTGTGGCATAGTCATAAATCATAACCCCCATTTACTTCCCCATATGAATACACAAAGTATGCTTCTTGAGCTTCTGGATGCCTTAAAAGAGCTGTTAGAGTTGATGCCTGATTCTCATCAAGCTCGTAATACTGCTCTTGGAAATTAACCCTATGGGTTGTTATCTCCCAACCATCATTTCTCATTTCGTGAATACGGCTTGGGTATCTGAACCCAATCTTATTCAACATCAAAGACAATACCTTACCATCCCCATTCTGCTTTCTGAATAAAAGCTTCATAAGAATCTTACCTTTTTGAGTACCTCTCTTATATACTCTCGGAAGCTTTATCAGCTTCTGTTCCAAGTCTTTGGGCAACTTGGATGCCCATTTTTTATTAGTCATAATGACCCCCTTTAAAAGTGATTCGGTACGAATATCGGAATGTTGGAAATACACAAAGCAAAAGCTTCTTTCCTTTCTTCCGACCATTCTTCCATTTTTCCTTTCTTGTTCAGGATGGCATTAGCCATTCCTACCCAATATGTAATCCAACTCAAGTCGCTCTTGTAGTTGGACTTCACATTACCCAATGGATGCTCTGGGAAACCCTCAAGTTCACAATTATTGTTGTACTGAATACCCTCAAGGATTGCTTCATCTGTGCTGTTTGCTACCTGATAAGCTTCCATTATTTGTTCTCCCTGATAGTGATTGGTTTAATATCATCAAATGTTGTAATACCATTGAAGCTTACTTTGATTGATGACCAAGTATCTCCATCCCAATCAATCTCAAAGTCAATCAATCTTGAAAAGTCATACTTGTCAAGTTCTTTCTCAAGTTCTTCAATGAATATCTGTGAATGTCCATAGTTGTAACAGACACTAGCTTTGAAGCTATGTGTAAAGTGTCTATATCCATCAGATTCATCATTGACACCATATGTGTCCATTTCATAAACCTTTACATTCTTTCCAGATTTTCTGTAATCATCAAAAAGATTATCAACAACACCAACATAACCAGCTTCATCAGATTCATTAACCTCATAAGAGATTTTCATTCTGTTTACCCTACTGATTACTGTTGATAGGATTTTTCTGGCAAGTCTGTAGTTGAACAACATTGTTTTTTCTTCTGAATCAAGAACAGCAACACTACTTCCAGAATCAACCCAATCAACTTCGTGGTCATTAGCTTTCCTCTTATAGCTTGGAGTTATGTTGATGTTTCCATCAGCATCCAACTCCATATTCTTGACCTTGATTACTCTGTAAGCAGTTGCTTTTTTCAAAGCTTTTTCAGCTGTCCATTTCATCAATTCAACCATACCCAAAACCTCTTTAAGAGATTTTTCATCTTTCAATTTACTAACCTCAGCATAAAAGCTGTCAGCTAGATTTAAACTTTTTGTTTCCATAATTGATACCCTACAACATAATAGACACACTTGTCAAGTGTTTTGTATAGTGAATTGGTACTTTCTGATGCTTTTATATACACCAACAGGGAAACAGACACCTTATTCCTGTTCAGCTATTCAGGTTATAATGGAAGAACTCAAAAGCTCCAACGAGGGCTAGGGTTATTGGGTTGAGGGTTGGTTAGCTGCCAGCCCTCTTTTTTTTTACCCTGAAGATTCAAAAAAAATGCCTTAAATTCATAATAAACACCCAAAAAGTACCATATTCAAAGTGTTTATATACATTTACCTATTGACTATGTGTATATTATCGTATAGATTAATGGGTATGAAAACAAAAAGACTTGATGACTGTATAAACAGAATCAAAAAATGTAAGACACTTGAATCAATCGCAAGATTAGATGTAATTTCAGAAAAAAGATTTCTTATGGATTATTTGCCATCTTTAACTTCAGATGAATCTCTAAAGTATCTCATAACCATAAACATTGATAATATTCTTGGCGACATTGAAGAACAAGCAGAATGTGTCAAAATGAATATCAATAAAATAGTTAGCGACACTCTTTGGGAAGCAGAGGACATATTTCATTCAAAGGTTGAAGAATTGACTATTTATTTAAGAGAGCTTGAAAAAGAATTGTCTGAGTAAGACCAAAAAGTAACTGACCTTTGGGGGGGCTGATTAATTTCAGCCCTCTTTTTTTTTGCCGTTTTTCAGTTCCTCAATCCAGTTTACATATTGGCAAAGAAGCTCATTCTTTTCCAGAATTATCTTTACAAGCTCTTTCTTTGTCAATGACTGGTATGCTTTTAGGACATCATCCAACTCCATATCGCTTTTTATAGGGCTTAAACGAACATCTTTTTTCTTTGTGCCTTTTGCCTTGTGGAGTATCCTTTCCATCTATTTGGCTCTAATGATTTCAAAGTCAATTCCATTGACATCTTCCCTACCATTCCAAAAGAATCTCATCCACCAAGCTCCCAAAGGCTTTGGGGATATTCCCTTTTCCCTATGCCAACCCTCTCCAGCAAGGAAATCCTCTTTGTATGTCGGCATCTGGATATGCCATTGTGGGGATAGGTAAGGCTTGTAGTTTATGTTTGAAAGCTTTTCCCTTGCCAGTTCCAGCATCCAAGATTCGTGTATATGCCCAGAAACCACAATATCGGCTTCTGGTAGGTATACAGCCTTTCTTGCTGTCTGTATCGTTCCTTTGGTTACTGGAGCTGCTCCACCGTATCCGTGTGTGAATGACAAGGTCTTTTTCCTCATTCCGTTCTTGTTAGCCAAATCTGTGTAGAACCTCAATATGACATATCCAGCATATCCACCAGTCTGAACCTCTGCTCCGTGTTTCAGGTTCAATGTCGTTCCAAGCCTTTCTATCAAATCAACCTCTTGGTGCTTCAGTACGGATGTTTCGTGGTTTCCCTTTGTTATGAGCTTTATGTTGTCCTTGTAGGGTGCTAGAAAGTCTGCTGCTTGGTCTACAACGGCATCAAAGTAATTGGCAACCTGAAGCTCTGGTCTTAGGTCTGCCTTGTTGCTTCTGGGGTCGTATTTCCCACCCATACAATCAAAGAAATCCCCAAACATCAAGACATCAGCATTTCTTTCCTTTGCCTTGTCAAGATGATTCTTTATGAGTTTCCTGTTGGATTTCTTGGAATCAAAGTGATGGTCTGATGAAATCAGAAACCATTTTTCAAAGTCTTTTCTCTTGTGGGATTGGTGGTCTGCTATGAAAACAGACTTATGCCTTTTCTCATATATAGATATAAGCTATACCCACCAGTTCAAATAGTATTAGTGTTTTCATCACAAGTAACCCTATGTCTAATAGTTTAAGGGCAGTTTGTGGTTTTTGTTCACGAATCATATTCCAAATCATTATCAACGGCAGCAATATCATCAGCTTTGTTTCAAAAACATTGAAACCATTTCTCAGCAATGTGTTATAGATGGGGTTCAATTCCCCACCACCCATTTTCAAGACAAAGCTTGTAACCATAGCATCAATAAGATTCAGGATTAGATAAATGATACCTTTAAGATTTGTATTGTTTTTTATCATTTCTCACCTCTCTTTTTTAGTTTGGGAATGTCAAAGATATTGACATCACAAATAAGAGGATACATATAAATAGCAAAAGTTTGTCTTTCATATAATCATTTGGAATCTTGATTTGCCCTGATTGATTGCCAGATAGGGAGCATTGCCTGATGTTCCACCAGTAAAAGCAACTGATGTGGTTTCAGCTCCAGTTCCTATGCTTACTGGATTGGGGTCGCCACCAAGTGCCGTTGAGTAGTTGTTACAGATTGTAGAGCTTGATGTATCTGCTATGACATTGTGGGTAACAAGGATGTAAGTGTATCCAGTCTTGTTTATCCAATCATCATAAACAGTTGAACTCCCATCTCCCAAATTTGTTCCATCAGTCAATGTTATTTCATTTCTTGCTCCAGTTGTTATTGAGCTTTGGGCATAAGTTCCAACATCAGTTGCTCCCTCATTCTTGGCACAAGTTCCTGATGTACAACCATTGGCTGATTCACAAAACCAAGAATTGTCATTGGATGAATTGATTGGAGATGAGAATGTGGGTCTGTCAGAGCCACCTGTAATACCAGCAAATATCCTCAAAGATGGGGAGCTTACACTATGACCATTGCTGACAACAGTAGGATATATTCCCAACTTGACACCAGTTATCTCCAAGTCATCATCAAGGGATGATGTGTCAAACCTCAAATATGTCTGATTGGCTTCCCAACCGATAACCAGAACAGGGTCTGATGGTGGAGCTCCAGTATTGACAAGCTGGGTGGCAATCCCAGCTGTTAAAACACCACTATCCCCACCAGCATTTACCGTGTTGGTGGCAGTCGCATTGGCAAACTTGACAGCTTGCCAAAAACTCCCTAAAACTGGTGTTGTCCAACCTGATGTCAATCCAGAGCCTGACCTTGTTGAATCTAAAACACAATTATCGTTGTTGCTGGGTGGATAAAACTCCCCATAGGTACTCATCAGGCTGCCGTAATCTCCAAGAATACCGTGATAGACATATTTCTCGGAGTTCCTGATATTGCCACCACTACAGGTGCTAACTCATCCTTGTCAGCAAGTGTTTGTGTGCTTTCTGTCGTTGCTGGTGTGGCTGTTGCTGTCAATGGAGAACCTGATGTTCCATAACCACTCAAGTCAGAACCATTCTTCTGTAATTTCCAAGTTACATTTGTTCCTGAATTGATTGAATATATTACAGACACAACCTTGACTGTCGTGTTGTATCCAGAGCTTGTGTACCTATCCCTGACTGTCATTGGGATAATGAAATCCGTATCTCCACTAGCAACCTGAACCTGACCACCCAAAGCCCAAGTGTGTGAAACTATGACCCTTTGCTGTGCTGCTGCTACTGTGATTGTTGAGTTAGCTCCACCATCAGTCAATGTAACCCTATCTCCAGCTGTCAATACCCTTTCTGCTGACAAGTCGCCATCAGTAGCCAAAGTCACATACTGGGCATCTGTCGGAGCTCCACCCCCACCACCACCAGATGTCAAATCTGTTTCTGTTCCAGCATCATTCTTGAAATAGAGCTTTCCATCATTCTTCTCATAAATGACACCCTCTCCAGATGCTGGTGTGCTTGGTGCTGTCGTGCCAGAACCCTCTTTGAGGTACAAAGCTCCACCATTCGTGTCATTCGCTTCCATACGGAATCTTTCAGAGCCACCAGTATCAAACCTTATCTTGTCCTCATCTGCTGATTCTTCTGTATTGACTATCGTGTCGCCATCCTCATCTGAAATTGATGAATTGTACAGGTTTTCTGTGCCGTGCCTGTAATCCCCACCAGCCCATCCACCCAAGCTGTCGCCAGTTGAATCATTCGTTACCCTTATGCTAGAGGTTCTGGTGGTGTCAATGTAGTCAAGCCTATCCCCCTCTTTTTTTAAAAAGAATTTCTGTAAATACCTTTTTATTGTCTTTAGTGGTTTCTTTCTGTCAAATATGCTCATATCAACTCGCTTGGATATATGTTGCTGTGTTCAGCTGGTCATAATCCTCTAATCTAAAATCAAATCTTGTTCCGTTGGCATCCATTGTGAACTCGTATTGTGTCATTATCCCTGAATAGGAAACAGCACCTGTTGTGCCTTGTGTGTCATCAGCTATGGCAATGGTCTGTCCAAGAACTGGCAGATTGTTTGAGTTCACAAACGGAGATAATCCATCCAATGAATAATCCCTTGCTTGGTATCTTCTCAACTTGTCATCAATGTATTGCTGACCCAATCCCTGTGCTTCAGATATTGAGAAATCTTCCAACGGAATTGGGCTTGTCTTGTATCCCATAGAAGCAACTTTCTTGTAGCTTGGGGAATATGCCTTTCTCTGTGTATCCCTTTCTGTTGTCTGGTCTTTTGTAACCCTTACGAAAAGGGCTTTCTTTCCAACACCAGTTACCTCAAAGTTGCCTATCATATTACAGAGCTGTGTGTATCCAGCCCTCGCTGTATCTTGTGAATTTGTCGGTGTTGTCGTTCCACTATGTGAATAGACTGTGTTCTCAATGGCATTGACAAAAGCCGTTGTCGGATAGTCATTTCCATCTCCACCCTCAGCATAGGTTATGGCTGATGGGTCTTTGCTGTATCCAGCAGCATCCTGACCATTGCCATTCCAGACTGGTACACCACCCCTATTTCCTTTTCCTATTGCTTCTTGTGGTCTTGTCCATACTTCTGATGTCGTTCCATAGCCAGTAGTTGTTGAGCCATCTGATTCAACATTCCAACCAAAAGTCTGAGCTCCATTCGCTGTATCTTCTTTTCTTACCTGACATCTTCCCTCTCCCCACCAGCCTTGCTGTGCTACTGGAGAAGCCAAAGCCAATATCCTGATTCCCTTTACACCTTTCACTTGGCAATTTCCCAATTCTATTTGTCCTGATTCTTGGATAACCTCTCTCCTAGCTGCCTGTTCTTTTGCTGATGTTGAACCTCTTGGGTCTGTATGAAACCTAGCTCCAGTTCCATATCGTATCAACCTTGTATTCCCACAAGCTATCTGAAGCGAATTGGCATTGAAATTCTGCCAAATTGTTCCAGATTTGAAAGGGTCTGTCACATCTAAATTGGTTGAAACCTCAACCCTGTATGTAGCTCCATTTATTATCTCTCCAGCAAAGGCTGTCGTGAACTTGAACTTGTCTATGTCCAAAGAAATCCCATCCCTGAACCACATTGTCGCCAAATGTAGGGGTGTTTCTCCATCACTTCCTATTGTAGGAACTCCAGCCACTCCATTATTGTTGAGCATAACTGCTGTGTTGCCATATCTTCCATCTCCAAACCAAATTCCCTTTTGCCAGATTGATGTGGCAATAACATTTGTGAAACCACCGTGTTCTATTCCCCCAAAAGGGTCATCTGCCGAACCAAAGTATGAAACATCCTTTCCAAGACCCCTCAAGTGAACACAATCCCAAAAGTATTGTGGTATTGAAGCTCCACTTGAATAGCTGTCTGAATCAAATTCAGGTTGTGCTATTGTTGATTTCTGATTAGCTCCAACTCCAGAATCTTGGAAATTACAGGCATATTGGAGTATGTTTTCATTAGCAAAATAATTGTTGTCTGGAACTTGAACTTGTAAGAGCATAGCCGAATAGACATCTGAAACATCCCTTTCCCTTGTAAGAGATGTCACAGAACCAGCTGCCAATGTCACATCTGCTGAAGCAAGTGCCTTTTGGCTCAAGGGCTTGAATATGACCTTGTTTGTGTTGTCATCATATCTCAAGTCATAAATCAATCCAGAATCAACACAAAGCTTGTCTATGAGCTGCTTGGGTTGGATTGGGGTTGAACCACTTCCATAAGCCGTATAGGAAAAGTCATTTATCTTGATTCCTGTGTTCTTGCTGTTTGTGGTGTCAAAGTCCAGTCCAGCTCCACCAGTCATCTTTGACTTGGATATGATGTCCTCTGGAGATGCTGCTGTGTCTGTAAGCCCTGTAACAGCTGTCCTGACAACATCAGAGATGTCCAATGAATCATCTGTTGTTCCCTTGTCTGGGTCTGAACTCGCATCCCCATCATAGGAATACTGATGGCAATATAGTGATGTGTGTCCATCCCATTTCGCATCTCCCTGTGGCATCTGTATTATTCCCTCTGAAGCAACAACACCTATCTCAGCAACTGGCTTGTATTCCTTGTGGTAGACATTTGGTGGGTTGACACCAAGCCTGTTTGGGAAAACCTCAATGAGATATGCTCCACTTGTCCAAGCTCTGCCTTTGTAGGATGTTGATGTAACTTCCCAAGCATTTGTCAAATCCCCTCTTGTGTTTCTTGGTGTCTGTGCTGTATTATTCAGGGCATAAAGATAGTATTTCCCATCCTGTTCCTGATACCCTGAATAGTGGAAAAGCTCAACATAATCCGTATGTACCAACATTCCCCAAGCCCTACCAGCAAAAGGAATCGGAACATCCTGTGTTCCAGAGCTTCTTCCAACATAGACCTGTGTCGTTCCAGCTGATGTGTCATCTGCTGCTGTTGAACCTGATGGAGCATCAAGGTTTTCCCTTGTTACCGTGTTCATTGACCATCCAGAATTTGTCGTATAGTCGGCATCAGACTGTATTCCCTCTCCAACTTGCCAATTCTTTGAAAGTATCAAATACTTATCTCCAGATGTCCATATGGCATCTGTACAGACTATTGTGTTGCTGTCTGTAACTGATTTTATATGGGTTACTTTCTTGTCTGTCGTGTTGATGACAACAGCTCCAGCCTTTATTAAGTCTGTATCAAAAGGTGTTCCAGAATCAGGCTCTAATGTTGCTCCAGATGTTGAACCACCTGATGTTCTTGTCGCATAAGTTCCATCAGAGCTTACAGCTCCAGCATATCCAAAGGGTTGTGAAACATAAGTGTAATCATCAAAGGCTTTTGTCTGGTAGACCTTGTTGTCGCCACCAAATCCCTTGATGTCTGATTCAATCAATGGTGTTGAATCTGAAAATCCATAAGTCGGCAAAGTTCCAGAATCTGTTATTGCTGTCGCTGGGATGACTGTGTAGTCCAATATAGACAATCTGTCGTATGCCGTGAATTGAACTGCCCTTGTTTCACTATTGATTGATGTTGGTGCTGTCTGGATATGACCCTCAAAGAGAATCTTGTTTCCAGTTGATTCTGTAACCCTTGCCAAAGAACCAAGCATCAAGGGGTTGTCAATGTCTGTTTCCTGTTCAAACTTGTCTGTTCCAACAACATCATAGATGACTGAAGCTTCAAGCTGTTTTGGCTCATTAATCTCTGCTGATATGTTTATGGCTTCAGGATAGACACTCGCAGATGCTCCCCTACCTATCTCAAAGCTCGTAGATGAAACGGTAACGGCTGTTCCTATGGTAACAGTCATACTTCCAGTAGTCACGGCTGAATTGTCTGTTATCGTGTATCCAGTTCCATCCAATCTGTCTGGAACGATTGTCATTCCTATAAGCTCATCTGCCTTTGGAGCTACTGTCGTTCCCCATTCGTTTGTGATTGATGTCAATGTTATTGTTGTGCTGTCACTCGCACTTGCCGTTCCTTTAAGTCCAGCACCAATCCTGTAAGTGTCAGTTCCAGCTGTCAATCCAGAAAGGTCGCTATTGACTGTTATCGTGTTTTCAGTATTGTCAACCACTTCAGCAATCGTGTTCGCATCATTGACATCAGCCCTTATCCTGTATCCAATCCATTCATCAGCAACCCAGTTGGCATTTGTGTCTGTCAATATGGTGTTTCCACCAGAGAATGAACCTACGGCACTCCAAGTTCCCCTGTCGCCAAAGTTCATCAATGATTCCCTGAAATGTCCGTTGGAAATCGCAACCTTTACTGTTGGTAGTGCCATCAGCTTGTCGCAAATCTGTCCACATCAATAACAACAGAATATGGTGGCTCTGTCATCTTGGCTTCAGAATAAGCTCCAGCATCCAAAGTCGTTATTCTTCCCCAGAAATAGGTGCTTGAATCATAGGCATAGGTTGAGCCTGTCGCATAATCCTGTACCTTGACCTGTGTTCCACCAGTCATCCAAGTGTTGAGCTGTGTCCATTGTGTCCTTGTTATTCCACCAATGGGAATCTCCAGATTCAATGTCCTTATCTTCCCATTTGTGGATACATCCCTTGCCCTGACATTCCCATTCAAATCCCTATAAGAGAAATCTTCCCTATGCTCAACCTCAAATAGTGTTACTGGCTCTAAATCAACATTTGTTGAGCCATCTGTTATCCTTACCTTTCCCTCGTTTGCCATTAGATTCTCGCTTCCCTACCAAAGTTTGAACTCATCATAATATTACCACCTGTTGTTATCATTGGAGATACATTTCTTCTTGCTCCAGCTTTCAGAAGCTGTCCTGTCATATCTCCCCAATTCACTACCTTTACTGGAATCGGCTTGTCAATCTTTGCTGGTTTTTTCTTCCTGAATATTCTTCCAATAAGACCACTTACCAATCCACCCATAATCCCAGCTCCGATTCCACCTATTGAATCTTTCAGCTGGTCTGTAACCTCTGCTCCAAGTATGTTTCCTATACCAGCACCAATCACTTCCATTGTTGAAGCTCCATCCCCATCAAGCATAAGCTGTGCCAAAGAATCTCCAAAGGATTGTGAAAACATCAAGGCTGCCTGTTGTCCAGCTGATTCTGTTGATTCAGATAATGTTTGAACAAAACCACTTGTCTTTGCTGATGTTCCGTATGTTCCCTCTCCATAAAATTCTTCCATCTTCTGTTTCCAAGTTTTTCCATCCCCCCCAGCACCAACAAAAGGAACTGTTGGAACAGTTCTTGGTAGTGTAGGTGTTTCAACATCTGTTGTTAACCTTTCACCTGATTCTCTTATGAGTTTAGCCAAGTCTGGGTACATCTTTTCCCAATCTCCACCCAGAACCTCATCAAGCTTCGTTTTTAAAGCATTCAATGGAATTAAAGCCTTATGAGCTCCAATGGAAAGGTTGCCAAAAAACACCCTGACATCATCTCCACCATCCCTTAACGATTCAGCTGTATCCTCAAACCATTTTTTCAATTCTGGATTAAAATGGGTACCCCTAGCCAAAGCATCAAAAAGCCTTGCCAATGAATCAAGAATTTTTTCCAATCCAATACCAATGTCATTGATAAATCCAGCAAAAGCAATACCCCATTCAAACAATTTTCCAAGAGCATTGCTTATGCTTTGTGCTGTTCGTTCAAACCAATCTTCAACATCCTCTTGATTCAGCTCGTTGGCACTTTCTGTGAAAGACACTACAAGGGATGTCATTCCCTCTAACATCCTTATCAGGAATGGAGATTCGGCAATCATATCCCCAAAAGCCCTTTTCAAATCAGAAATGGCTGATTTGAGCTTGTTTACATTTCCTGTGAATGTCGTACCAAGAGCATCTGACAATCCACCAACCTGTTCTTCAATCTCTGAAAGTATCAGCTCAAAGTCTTTTGTTTCCTTTGCTGTATCAGAAAGGGTAATACCCATCCTTGACAATTCTCCAGTAAGACCCATAGAAGCCTTACCCATAGCATTGGCAGCTGGAACAACACCTTGACCAGTCTTGGCTGCGAAATCAACCATAACCTTTGTAACTCTTGGCATCAAGTGGTCGCCTATGTCTTTGTATGTTGCCAAGAAACCTTGACCCTCAATGATTGCTGTATTGGAAACACCTGTAACCTCTTGGATTGAATCAGCCAAGTCCGTAAGCTCTTTTGAAAGGTTTGGGGTTACCCTACCCATACTCTTGATTGAAGCATTTAGGGCTACTGTGGCATCCTGAAATTCAGTTGATGATTGAACAAGGCTGTCAAGACCTCTCTTTAAAGCTCCACCAACAAGGATAAGACCTACTCCAACCAAAGCTCCCTTTAGTCCGAATACGGCACTTTTGACTGTTCCAAAGACTGACCCAACCTTTGTTCCAAAAGTCTTTACTTTGGTTGAAACCTTTGTAAGTGTTGGGGATATTGAATCTCGTAGCTTTGCTACTACTTCTATTGCTCTGCCTATTGCCATTATTTGTTTTTCCTTTTCATCTGCTCAAGTTTGTCGTTCTCTTTTTCCCTTTGAACCGAACCAATAAATTCCATATACTCTATGAATCTTGAGGATTGGTCTAAAAAAGAGCCTGTGTCTGGCAAGAACCCCTTTTGGTAAGCTCCGTAAAGAGCAAAAGCTTGTCCTATTTCTTCATTGTAGAAAGTAAGAGGGCATTCCCATACCCTCTCTCTCCCATACAAATATGGAGCTGATGCTCTCTTGCCTTTGATACAACCTCTGCCCTCGCAAAGGTTGAGTTCTCTACAAGATTCGCAATCAAACCCCAGTTCTTGCCCATACAGAACAAGCTCTAGGCTTTTTTTTGGTCTTTGCCCACCTTTGACATACTGGTAACCCATTCAGCAATCTCTGTGATTAGGTCTAATGGCAAGGCATCCAGATAGTCATCTGTTACTGCCTGACATTTCCATCCCAGTTTCTTGTCATCTGTAAGCTTGAAACCAATTCCCAAATCTCCCTCTACATTCTTCAATCCATACCTTACGAATTGGATGGCACAATCAGCCATTGAATTGACATCAGTCAAGTCGTTTCCGTACTTTGCCATTATCTTGAACATCTGCCTTGATGTCAAAGAGCCAACAAAGAACTTTGTCTTGTCCTTGCCTTTCTCCAATTTGCTAGTATGTTCGCTTCTCGCTGTTAAATCTAACAGCTTTAGTCCTTTACCCATATTTACTCCCTTTAAATCTAGTTGTTGTATGTGAAGCTGAAACTGTCGTTTCCTGAAAGGTCATCAGTAACCAAATCAAAGGAAATGTCGTACATCAGCAATCCATCTGTGTCTGAAACAGTTGGAGCTGAATTTACAACCATATCCCAGTCGTAAGTTACCTTGTTGAATGAATCGCTTCCAAGAACAAAAGCCACATCAAGCTTCGTTTTGTTTTTCCATTTGGTGTTCCAGTCAAAAGCTGAAACTGATGGTATCTCCAAAGTCATTGTTCCAGTTCCCAATCTTCTTGTGATTTGTGGAACTTCGTATCCGAAAGCTTTGGCATCTGAACCAGTCATACTTCTTCTTGTTGTTACCTCGTTGCCCATATCCAAAGTTATGCTTCTTGTTACACCAAAGTCTGTTTCTGAACCAACCGTGAATGTCGCAATAGCCTGACAGACTGGTGGAACAGTCGTGTTGTATGTGGGTGTTGGGTTTGTGGCATCTTCAGGTAATCTTCTCATAAGACCTGTGAAAGTCCAGTTAATCTTACCTATGTTACCAGCATCAAGAACCAAGTCGCAAGTTCCTACACAACCAGTCAATATCCATCTCAAACCATCAGCCCAATAAACGATTGTTACTGTGTCTGTCGGTGTTGAATCTTGGCTCATTGTGTAGCTGTAAGCTGAATCGGATGTCGCAAAGCCAGATGCTTTCCATAACGGTAAATCAACTGGAGCTGTGGATGTATCCCCACCACCTTTTATTTCAGTCGTGAAACTGATTGTAGACATTACACCACCAGTTACCTTTGCCATACCATCCAGAGAACCCAAATTGCCCACTCTGTCTATCTCATCTCCCTCAAGTCCTACCTGAACATTCTCTGCCAAGTGGTAGTCTGTATTCGCTACTGCTGGGTTATCTCCAGCTGTTGTTTCTTCCACCCAGCCAACATATTGAAATCTTCCTAGTTTTACCATTATTTTTTACCATCCTTATATGATTTGTTTTCGTGTTGTTCAGCTATTTCCTCGTGTCTTTTCTTGTTCTTTTCAAACCTTTCCAAATCTGCCTTTGAAAACTTCCTTTTGTAATATGTTTTCTTCTTTGTTATAGACTTGTCCGTAGACTTTTTCTCACTCATACAACACTCTCCCTATGTATAGATAGTTTATATATTAACTATAAAAGTGAAAAATGAAAAAAAAAAGGGTGGGAAATTAATCCCACCCTCAAAGGTCAGTTGCTTTTGTTGTTTATTTAATCCATCCCTTACGAACAAAGTAGTCATCCTCAAAAAAATTATCTAGTTCTTCGTTGCTATATTCCAAATTTTTCATTGTTTCAACAAAGTGGTCATAACCTTTTTCCATTCCTTTTCCTCTAGCCAAAGCATCACAGTTGTAAGCAATTCTTCTTTGTAGTGCTTTTGGAGCAAAGTCAGGAATCTGTGTAAAGTAAACATCAAAGAAATCTTTTACGATAGCTCTTTTTAAAGTATGTCTACCAGTTGGAGAATCAAAGTCATCAATCTTCTTGAAAAGCTCTCCAGTTTCTGCTGCTTTTTCATATACCCAAACCATAAAGGTTTCCATTTTATCTTCTTGCTTCCTGTTAAGGTCAGCTCTTTTAATTGTTTCCATACCCTTAATCTATCATTTCAATATACACCTTGTCAAGTAGAAATGTATAGAAATACATACTTTATGGGTGTTTTTTCCTGAATTCGTGGAATTTGGGTGTTTTTTTTACAGGGTTTGTCTGTAAAGACAAGAAATTGATATGTCAATTATGCCAACATTCCCAACATCAAGCCAAATGAATGGAGCTTGGATTGCCGTAACCTCGCAATTGATTACTCCAGAAACACCTAAAGTGTTGTTGTTGTAAATCATCTTGTTGATATCTTCGGCAACCTTGTTTGCTGAACCTCTTATGCTGTCCTCATCTCCACCCTCAATGTAGCATCTCAAGGCTATTGCCAGATTCTTGTTTACCGTTGAGCCTATATTCTCGGCAATAGATTCAGAGCCAAGAACGATTGAAACAACAGGAAAGTCCGAATAGTCAATGTCTGTGAATGTTGTCGGATAATCCAATACAGAACCCACATTCTGCTGGTATCCATTGCCTGTTGTTATCGTTTCAAGCTTCGTTACCAAAGCTGATACTATGTTTTCTCTTTCTCCAGCCATTATCCCATCAACTTCTTCATTGCCTTTTCTATTGCTCCAGCCACATCATTTTCAAATCCAGCATCATAAATCTTGTTAAAGGCATCTCTCATAAATCTTTTTGCTTTCAATCCCTCTCTCCGTATTTTCTTCTGTGTGTGTTTTGCCAAAGCAAATCCACTTCTCAGGTCACCAGTCTTGTATCTTGCCCAATCAACAAGATTCCTCAAAGGCACTTGTCTGCCTGTGTCCATACCCTGTTCCTGAACTCTAGTATAGTCTGTGTTTCCAGCAACTCCAGCCTTGTATTTAAAGTCATCCAATGAGCCACCCTTTTCGTGGATGGCATAAAGGTTGCTTCTCAATCTTCCAGTCCTTACTGGAGCATTTCTTTTT